GCTACGGTCTCAATAGTAACACGCTTTACTGGGCTGTACTTTTTGGCAAGCTCTATGATATGCTTTGGTACGTCAAAGGTTGGTATCCTCTCCCTAAAGTATTCAAGAACATATCTATTCTTTCGTGCATCTATACCCATGACCATTATTACCTGATAGTCAGAGGTATCTGAAGCTGTGGCTGCGAGGTCAACTCCAATGTAAATATTTATCGGTATCATCTCGTCATGCTCTACAAGGTAATTAAAACCGTTGATATACTTGCGCTTACCTGAATAATGCTGTATCCTATCTATCTTAAACGAAGCATTAGTAATATCTCTAGCATCATTCATGTACTCCTGAGCAAACTTATTGACAAGACCCGCTTCTATGAACTCCTGCTTCTTTGCATTGAGCTTGGTCAAAGGAAATTGTTGCGGCCAAAACGACTGACCATCTTCTATTGCACTATGAAAGTATACATCCCAAGGATAGAACCTAGCATCTTTCTTAGCCTGCTTGTAGCCATCATAGGTCATTTGTAAAAAGCTATCAAAGTGTACAATCGTACCTGCAAGCCATATCCAACCTTCTCTACCCGGCGACTCTTCTAATGCTGGATATATGGTAGATACCACCCAGCGTTTAATCTCATTGCGCCTTTCGGGTGTCTTGGTATTCAATTCCGATTCAAAGTCATCCAAAATGATACCAGTATAACGAACATCCACCTCAGCACGTCCCCTGAGCCTTTGACTTGTACCTTTAGCAATGATTCTATCACCCTTTGGAGTTACGAGGTCTTTCTCTGTCCAGCGTTTTCCTACACTACCACCATCCATATTACCAAAGTAATACTTAATCATTTTATTCATTTCGAGGTGATACCTTAAAAATTTAAGGTGGTCAATGGATTGTCCCTGCTCTTCTGAGACCCAAGCAATAAAGTTCTGCTTATCGGTACCAGAAAAACACAGTTTGTGTAAGATTGCTGTCTTTGATAGTATGGATTTACCAAAACCCCTAGGAAGGATAATACAGATACGCTCACCGGGTTTGGTAGAGATAAGTCTTTTAGATACTGTATAGTGACAGGCGGGAGATGCACTCTTGTGCATAAAGTCTTTAGGGAGGAAAGCTCTGCCAAAGAAAAGAAGGTCTTTAAAAGCTTTGGACAGTATCTCATCCCTCCGTGCCATCTCCTCCGGGGGAGGGATAACATTAAAGGTCTCGACTTGCGGCTTGTCTTGCTTCTTTTCTCGCTTTGTAGGCTTTTCTTTTTCTTTGCTGGTTTTCAAGTGCTAGTTTTCGTTTTAAACGCTTGCGGGCTTTCGCGGCTTTATTGGGCACTACCACTTAACCTTATCTGCCCAATACGCTGCTGACATCTTACCTTTAGCGATATTCTTACGATGTCTTGCTTTAAATGATTTACGCCTAGCCTTTTGTCTGGCAGACTCACCTGCTTTTGGCTTACCAGCGGTCTTGACCCCTTGTTGGCCAAATCGAATAGTCTTAATCTGTGTGCCTTCTTTGGCAACAACGATATGACTTTTCTTTGGATGATTCGGAGTTCTCTTTGGCTTGTTATATCCCGACACACCTGCTCGGGCTAATCTTGAATCTTTTTTCTTTGGCATTATGCTCTTCTCACTTTACTTGCTATTCGTTTACTATACTTTGCTTTTCCTTTGCCAGCTTTGCTCGCTGCTCGTTTACGTCTATTAGTAGCAGCTTTTTGGGATGTACTAAGACTTTCTCTAACTTTTTTAGGTAGATAACGTCCTCTTTGTTGTCTTGGTTTCTTTTCATCGCCTTCGGTTGTGTACCCCCACTCTTGCTTTGTCCATTTAGACAAACTGTTACTACTTGATTTTGCACCCTTGTAGCCACCACCCGCCTTTTTATAACGAGCGGTAGCCAGTTGTGCCTTACGTGCTGACCATTTTCCTTTGGGGCCACCTTTGCTACCCGCTTTTACACTAGCAACAATTCGTTTCCACATCGCTGGCTTGGTTTTGACAGCTGAAGCCATTACTTGCCCCAGCTCTTCTTAGCCACACTTTTGGCTTGTTTACTTAATTCACCAAAGTGAAACAACCGTTTACTGTTTGGGCCATGTGTTTTACCACTATGTAGTTGCCCATTGGGCATCTTATGTAGACCGCCTTTATGTTCTTTACCATTTTTAAAGTAGTGTTTAACTCCCATTCCCATCTTAAACCCCTATTATTTTAATGTTGTAATGTATCTTACCCCACTGAACATATACAGGATATGCCCAAATAGGTCTATTGAGACGCATTCTCTTCTATTAGCCCCGTCTCAAAGGCTTTTAATTTATCCTTAGAGAAACCAGTAAACTCTTGTATTAACGCTACGGAGTCTGTTTTCTTTTCGGTAGACAATAATCCTGATATCTTCATCAACGTCTCCAAAGCCCTAAGCTTGTCACCATCACGAGCATCTGGCTTATCTACCACTGATTTCGCATTTTCCAGTAAATAGGTCTTGGTAATGCCCAAATCATCCATTAACTGTTCTACTTCTTTATTAATCAATGTTCTTATCCTCTTCTGTCTTAATAAAACCTTCGCCCTGTTTAAAGCATAATTACGATTATTAGTGGGATATACCGCCAAATAAGCCTCGGTAGCATCCCGACCTACAGCAACCATCTTGGCAAATAACTTCTCCCGCGCTGTAATATACCTGCTATTCTTATACTTGGTAAACGTATAGATGTCCTTGGGAGGCTCACCCTCTAACTTAGACTTTTCATGAGCATAAGCCGTACCTAATAATGTCCGTACATAATCAACATCCCCATTATATTGATTGCTATACATTACAGCACGCCTTAAAATACTGAATACCTGACCATCATCACTCTTGGCCCACTCGCCCTCTTCCGCCTTTCGCCAATCATCCTTTAAGTCAGCCTTCTTGTGGTGCTTCCTAAATTCTTCCTCGTTCTCGTATAAATGATAATCAACCCCGCTAATGGTCTTAATGTACATACTAAGCCTTAACTTTTATGTCTGGCACGTCCATATCAAAGAAATCAATAAGCATCGGGGACTCTATTTCATCTATAATCAATAATATCTCCATCATATACTCGTAATCACCCGTCTCCCGAAATTTGCTTGACAACGACTTCAAAGCATCAATCGCGGGCCCTAACTCTAACACTTCCATATGAGGAGTTAAATCCATAGTAGAATATACATAAAATAAACCTTTGGAGCCAATATAAAAAAAGTGTTGACACATATAGGTAAAAAGAAATAAATTCAACTGTCGGTTGAGGCAGAAATAATATATTAATACTATAGTACTATATATTACTATATACTAATATATATTACTATATACTACTACTATAGTACTATATACTACTATAATACTATTATAGTACTATTATAGTATAGTAGTACCGCGAAGTAGTAAAATAGTACCCGCGAAGCATCCCATCCCACAATTCTCAAATAACCTTCTAGTATATAATATAAAAGTACTACAGTATTACAGTAGTACCGCAAAAACCCCAAAAATTTTAAAAAATAATATTATTATGTGTGCGTCTCTTTTATTTATGCGGTACTGCCCCCCTAACCCAAATCAGGTTGAAAAAGTTAGGTTGAAAAAATGGATTCCAGTCCCGGTTCAGGTTGTAAAATCTGGCCAGATTCTACTGTATCGCCGAGGGTGTGAAAAAAAAGTGGGAACTTATGGCCAGTCTTTGAGTTGCAAATAGCAAAGCTATTTGACAATTCGATATTCTGGACGGCCCCAAGGTACGGGCTGGGTATGTGAGAAAAGCCTCACTCCAGAATTTGAGGGCGTCCCGAGGGACAGCGCCCAATAACACTGATTAATCATAAATAAAAGGATAAATAAAATGAGAAACATAAATGACCTTATGAATGAAGTCTACGCTGGCAACGGCGTTAATCTTACTAACTCACTGGCACTCAGTAATGACATAATTACTGTAGAATCCAATGATATTCCACAAAACGTGAACGGCGGAACTTTTGACCCGTTCACTGAAATTGAGATAAAAGAGCTCAAGAATGATGATGGGTACTTATCTCACGGTAGGAATGTCCGGGTAAAGCGTGAAAGTGGTCAATATCTCGAGGCCGGGATTGTCAGTAAAAACTACCTATTAATCACGAATAAAGAGGTGAATGAGGTATGTTCTGAAATCCGGGCTGAATCTGGAATGGAATGGGAGCATGATAGAATCTTCTTTGACGGTAAGCGTTTCAGAAATGTATATCGCACCCAATCACTCCAGCGCGAATTGGACAATGGTGACGTGGCCTATTTGATGTTCACTGAACTCAATTCATATGATGGAAGTCAAACAGCGGGCTTCAGGATTGATTTCATGATACTTGTATGTCAAAATGGTATGGTATCTCCAAAGTATGGATGGGACTCAAGATTCCGCCACTCATTAGGAAGCGTAAACTGGCAAGAACAAATCCGGGCTGGCGCTTTAGCCTTAACTGGACAGCGCAAGCATCTCCAAATGGAGCAATTTGCTCAGGCTTGCAATACGCTCCATAATCCACTGGACATGCATAAATTGGCCAGTATACGCCGGAATCATATCCAGAAGCTGCCTAACCTCAGATATGGTGAAATAATGACTAAATACCACAATGAGGGCGGCTCTAGTATGTGGGACTTGATGCAGGCCGGAACCAGTACACTCTGGCACCGTGAGAAAATGACCAATGCTGACTTTAATAACAATGCGTTGTTTGTAGACGGTTTGCTAGAATATGGTAAATCTCAGAATTTATCATAAATCCTGAAATCTGAATCAAAACCTAAAGGGGGGCGCTAAGCCCCCCAGAAAGGCTAAAAAATGAGTAAAAAACACTATGAAGCTATTGCCAGCCTCATTAAAAAACGCTCTCCGCAAAATCATTGGTCTTTTAACATGTTAGTTAGAGACCTATGTGAGACATTTAAGGCTGAAAACCCACGCTTTAATGAATCTAAATTTATTAAGGCTTGCGGGTTATAGAGTGAAATCAGGCCCCCGGGAAACCGGGGGTCTTTTTTTTTGGTCTAAAATATATTTATAAAGGGCTATTCACGTAGGTAGTTTACTTTTTTTTAAAAAACATTCACGTAGGTAGTTCACGTACCTAGTACAATTTAATTTTATTACCAAAATTCACGTAAGTAGTGTATTATAGGTAGAATTCACGTAAGTAGTACAAATTCTACAATTTAAGTAGTATTATATAGTATAATTCACGTAGGTAATGTCTAAATATTACAAAAAAGGGGGTATTTTATACAATATATTCACGCAAGTAGTACTATATAGTACTATTATATTATCTATTCTATTATATATTACATAGTATTATAATATATTAATATATATTACTATAATAAGAGTACACAGTATAAGAAACAAAATTAATTTATTTTTTATGGAACTTTTCCCGATTCCCTACGTTTACAAGGTAAACATTTAATAAAAAAAGGGACGCTAATTATGAGAAATATTGGAGATACATTTTACTTTCAAGGCTATACTTGGGAAATTGTAGATAAATCCCAAGGCGCCTACGCTTTGCAGAGAAAAACTAAAAATCACAAGTATGATTATAATGGGTGGGTAACTGAAAAGTATTCGGTTTTAGACATTGAACCGGGCAAGCCGGAACAGATAAAACGCCCAAGATACCACACTTGTAAACATTGTACAGAAACTTGGGAAACTTCCCATTTTTGTAAGGTACTTAACTCATAATTGGAACTTTTACAGGGTTAATACATATAATAACCAAAACAAAGGAAACTAAAAAATGAG